CCATTCAATATGGGCTTCGGTTTTGTGTGACTTTTGATTTCCATAACGGAATTGGTATTCACGGCATAGCCACCAAGCAAGATGGCATAACCACATATAGTTATCGTAACTCTCTCGTACCCAGATAGAGGATGGGTGGTTTTTGTGGGCTAATTTGTATGCATTTTCTGGAAGATTTTCAGGATTGAGAACCCAATGAGCGCAGTATAGCATCTGGGCTGATTCAATAATCATCTTAACAACGTGTTTATCGCAGTGATATTCTGCTGCTTTTTTGGGGTCGGTGTGTAGGTAAAATATATTCATGGCTACATCTAATTTTCTAGTCTTCGGAAAATCCATTTTCTGTGATGATAACAAATGAGTGGGCAACCATTGACAACGAATGCAAATTTTCTTGGATATCCATCGGACGTATCGGGTTCTAAATACGTTCAACAGAATCCAAGTGATGTCACTGCGTCCACACGTCAAATAATCGCAGCGAAGACACCTATACCTGTTAGAAACTTTTTTTCAAAAAGCAATGATTATCGTTTGACGCTGAATGACGGTAAGTTGTTGTTGAATTGTATTACATGTGTTTCAACGGTTACAGGAATTGATTTTCTTGCTGGTGGAGGTTATCTTTATTATTCTACAGATGGAGGTGCTACATGGAATCAGGACACTATAAGCACTCCATTTTTAGGAATAGTTAATGCTGGAATACGTGCTAATATAAGTGGATACCAATGGGTTATTGGAGGTCAAAGCAATGGTGTAAATTCAGGATTCAGTATTGCACTTTCAGCAGATGGTTATTCTTGGACCATCGTTCAAATTGATCCTGTTATTGACACTGTTGTTAGATCAATTACAATAGATCGTTCAGCAAATACTGTTTATGCAGGAGGATCTTTTAAATCGTCAGTATTGCTTTATAAATCATTGAACGGTATTTCATGGACTGCTGTGCCTTCTCCAGACATAGTTGGGTTTCAATCAATCGTTACTGATGGAACAAATTTAGTTGTATCTGGAGCATCCACTGTATCGGGTACAGGTGCTTCTATCTTTTGGGTGCCAAATTCACCAGGTCCATTAACCAATAGTGATTGGACTCAATCAACATGGTCTGGATATTCACAAGGTTCAGGTACTATTCGTCTAACCTATGGAAATGGTTACTTTTATGCTATTTGGGCTAATCTTATTGCAAATTCTACTGATGGTAAGACATTTACAACACGTTATACAGGAACTGGTTCTACTCCCAGTTTTCTATACAATATAATGGCAATTCATTGCAACAGTTCAAGAGTTGTAGCAGTTGGACTTGATAACAGTGGTAATGGATATGTTGCATACTCTACTAACAATGGTACATCATGGACTCAAGTTTCAGTTCCAGCACTCAACAATATTTATGCAGCATCCATATCATGGAGTGATACAGCAAATAAATTTGTAATCTCAGCATACACACTCACACCATCAGTTGTTGAATTGTATTCTGCAGATGCTACAAGTTGGACGACAGGCACTAGTACAGCGATAGGTACAAATTATATATACTCCACCATTGGCAATTCATTGACATACTCGTAAAATCAACAAATACCGGTTAGTATTTCTTGAAATCAGGTATAATTTAACTTATTAATGATGCTTGATGGCACCGAAGACTCCCTTGCGAGTTTTGTAACCGTGTTTTTCAAGTCGCTTATCTTTCTTGGCAGTGTGTGATTTCTTAACAGATACAATTCTGCCAGACTTGTTATACTTCAAATCCTTGCGAGTCAAACCACCCGAAGTCTTGACCGCAGTTCCGTGCATCACTTGGGCGCGAGAGCCAACTTTCTTCATACCTCCTTCCATTTGTTTCTACTTAGGAAAGTTTATTGAAAGCCTTGGAATATTTATTTTACTGGTTAATTGCACTATTTCAGAACGATCTTTAAACGAAGAATCTTCTATACGACCGCAATAGATATCGTTGGTATATTTGAATGGAAATTCAACTAGAACGTCCTTTCGTGTTTTATAATTAATGCTAACATGTGCAAGAATTACTCTTCCATCTAAAAGTTCATACAAACAATGATTTAAAAAGTCTTGATCCAATCCTATTCCACCATCTGTTGGATTTAACTTAAATTTTTCATAAGCACTACGAATAGATAACCCATTTATTTTTCGCATTCCCCACAAGCCTCCTAACAAAGGATAACAATGACAAGGATTATCACGAATAGCATGAACTTTGAACTTGCTATTTACAAATTGATTAATCGCCCATCTATCTTTCCAATGAATACGACTATCTGCATCCCGAACTTCCATGAGTTCTACATCGGGTTCATCAATTGCAAAGAATCTATCTATCATATTTCTAGGTCCTGTCTTTCCAGTAGGACGAATAACTACATTTGAATATGATTTCAATATACGAATGAACTCTTCTGTGACATCCGATCCAGTATAAATATATGTTTTCCAAGTAGGATAGTGTGTTTTTATTAGTTCTATATTACTTAACATTCCATCATAATACCTGGGTATCTGTGGACCATAAAGACAGAATGAAAAAACATTTACCATTACTAATTTATAAATTATTAAAGATGATTTCAGGATTATCATTCGCACAAAGGTGCGATTGGACGTTTGATTATAGATACGATTTTAGAAAATATAATGGTTCAATGGCAAGAGATGGTGATTGGATATTCATTAATGGTGATTGTTTATTTCAATTTAGAAGACCAATGAATAATAAATTCAATTGGGTACGTCATAAATATAATTTCATAGTTCATAACAGTGACAGATCATTCGGATATCAAGAATTGGCATTTCTTCTACCAATTGCATACCGTATCTACGCAATCAATACTACGGTATCTCATCCTATTTTGAAGACTATTCCTATAGGCTTTGCAGATATTCACCTGCCTTTTTTGAAAACTTTCAATGTGCCAAAGCAGGAACGAACGATTGAAATATATGCAAATTTTCAACCTAGAACAAATGTAACAAAAAGACAGGAATGTATAGACTGTTTTAAGGACAATCCAAAGGTAGTATTTCGCGACAATCTAACTGTGGAAGAATACTTCAATGATCTTTCTAAATCTAAATTTGTATTGTGTCCTGAAGGAACAGGAATAGACACTCATCGTATCTACGAAAGTTTATTATGTGGTGCAACACCGGTTGTACTTAGAAATCCACTCTCTAATTTGTATGAAAGAATGCCAGTTTGCATAGTGGATAAATGGACGGATCCATTTGAAGTCAAAACTGGTAATATATCATTCAATCATGCATTTTACATATAAATCAAATCGTCTTGTTAACAATCGTATTATTTGATATTGGATTTCCAACCTCAAATAATGGCTAACCCCTAGCCTACACAGTTAGCAGAACGCTAACAAAATATAAACACGAACACCCAGTGTTTAGTTGGAGTATGCAAGACCTCCCATACCAGACATCACACGCAACACGTTGTAGTTGACGGCATACACACGCACTTGGGCAGTACGTCCAGATCGCACGGTGTTAACGGACACAGTGAGTTGGAGAGTGGCCTTGTCAATACGAGAGAAGTTGCATGAACCAGATGGCTGATGTTCCTCAGGCTTGAGCGCGAAGGAGTACACGTTGATACCCTTGGAAGGAGTACGAGTGTGGTGTTGGAATGGTTGGACAACCGAGAAGTATCGTCCCTCACGTTCAGTGAAACGATCTTGTCCGTTGAGTTGGAGCTTGGCGACTTCAACAGGGTTCTTACCTTCACACTTGACTCCAGAGGCAAGGATGACCTTGGCGAGCAAGTAGTTGGTGGTGTCCTCGAAGACAACCGCCTGTTCTCCTTGTTGGGTGAAGCTTGGAGTGGTAGAATCCAACCAAGAGGCACCTTGGAGAGATGGACCAGATTGGAGACCAAGACCTGGGAGGTAAGGACCAGATGGACCATCGTTGGAAGCAGTTGGGACAACAGCAGCATTGGCACCACCGGCCAAACCTCCACGAGCAAGGACGTCCATGACGATACCCTCAGTAGTGAAGTCATCAGAGTAGTTGAATGGCTGCATACCGTTAACCTCAGCAATGAAACCTTGGTTAGGAGTGCAGTCAACGAACGAGTCACGTTGGACAACCCAGACAAGCTCCTTGACAGGGTGGTTGAAGTTCAACTGGATCTTGTTGGAAGAAGAGGTGATGGATTCAGCACCAGTGAATTGGAGTTGCTCAATGAGGTATTCATGAGTCTGTTGGGCGAATCGTCGTCGCTCCTCAGTGTCCAAGTAGATATAATCAATGTACAAAGAGGCAGCAGTCAAGGACTGAATTGAGGTAGGAGCAGTCTGTCCAGACACCAATTCAACGTAGGTGCAGTTGATCCATTGCTCAAACTCAACGTTGATACGCACTTCGTGGTATTGAAGAGCAATCAAAGGAATGGCCAAACCAGGATTTCGGCAGAACCAGAACTGGAGAGGGATGTAGAGAGTCTTGGCTGGGGTTCCGGCACGTGGAGCACATGAGTTAGTCAACTCAGATCCAGCGCAAGAAGCATCCAACTGGTAACCCTTACCGTCCTTCATCAAGACCAAGTCATGGGTGTTACCAATCATATCATCAAGAGCGGAGATGGTTCCGGCATCTTGAGAAAGCTGAGTCCAGATTTGCATCCAGTCTCCGTATTGTCGGTCAATTCGTTGACCTCCGATTTCAAGCTCAACAGTCTTGATCAATCGGTGACCGATGTAGTTCAACCAACGGAAACGTCGCACGCTGGCGTTAAGAGAAACCAAATCAACAGTTGGCAACACAACCTGAACGTAAGTTCGGTACATCAAATCGGCATTACGATTGATGATAGCAGTGACACGCTTGTTGAAGTCGGCCTGTCCGTTGAAGGTGACTTCAATGGACTCCATAGCAAAGTTGGTGTGTCTCTTGAAGAGAACCTTCCAGAAGGTAATTTGTGGATTACCAGAAATGTAGATATCTTGCGCTCCGTAGCTGACGAGTTGTAACAAACCTCCTCCCATTTTATGTGTATGCTTAGTGGCAGGAAAAAAAATTACGGCGCGACGAATTTATTCCATAATCATGCGAGGTGTAATATGCATGGCTTCCAATTCCTGCATCCAAAGCTTCATTGCGTAAGGAATTGTCTTCTCAATAAAATCTGTTTGGTTACCGCATGCACCACATTGATATATGCCTTCTTTTGAATTGACTATCGCAAGTGTTCCACAAGTCTTACAAACACCAGTAGGAAATGGGTCAGAAACATCCATTAATCTCTCTTTCGTAAAAGCAGCAATTCCGTGAGAAATCATACAGTCACGTTCCATCTCTCCAACTCGCAATCCTCCATCGCGAGACCTTCCTTCACACGGCTGTCGTGTCAACGATACAATCGGCCCCTTGGCTCTTGAATGCTTCTTATCAATTACCATGTGCTTCAATCGCTGATAGAAAGTTGGTCCTATAAATATTTCCGCATTCATCATCTCTCCTGTCTGACCATTGTACATAATCTCATTTCCATAAGGATGTAACCCCAAGTCAATCATATGGGCTCTCAACTCTTCAATCTTCATATGAGAATATGGCGTTCCATCTCCCAAGGTTCCTCTACGCACACCAATCTTGCCGAAGATGTTCTCCATCAACTGAGCGATTGTCATACGAGAAGGAACAGCGTGTGGATTCATAATCAAATCTGGTCGTAATCCATTCGCCATAAACGGCATATCCTCCTCTTCCAACATCATACCTACAGTTCCCTTCTGTCCGTGCCGCGAAGAGAACTTGTCACCAATTTGAGGGAATCGCTCGCTGACACAACGCACTTTGATGAAGGGGTATCCATCTGAATTCTTATCTTGCCACACTCCATCAATTCGGCATGGCTCGGAATTCTTATGAGTAGTAGAAGCATCACGATATTCATAACCAGACGGGTCATTTCTTAAATTTACTACTTTGCCTATGATTACATCGTTTTCCTGAATGGTAGAATGTAGAATTGGCATTCCATTGTCCGCAATCGCAGCATAGGAGGTATTCTTGAATTTACGAGTATTGTGCTTCATAGGCTTCATAAACTTCTCCTCACGACCAGATGCTACATTTCGGTGCTCCTCATCTTTGTACATCGTGTAATACAACCCACGAAAGAGACCTCGTCTTACAGAAGACTTATTCATAATAATAGAGTCCTCCTGATTGTATCCACCATAACAACCGATAGCAACAATCGCATTCATACCAAACGGCATCTCCTGCATTTTCATAATATTCATCGTTCTGGTCTCCACAATCGGTCGTGTCAAAGAACACAATACATACGCATTCTTATCAAGTCTCTTTGGATAGTTTCTAGCATAGATACACATTGCCTGTTTACCCATAGCAGATTGATAGGTATTTCGGGGTGACTGATTATGGTCGGACAAAGGAATCGTGGATGCCATATGTCCCAGAATGAGCGATGGATGAATCTCGTAATGAGTGTGAGAGAGAGTGATATCTGACTTGCGTAGTGCAATGCGTAATGTTTCAGTTTCAGAAGCGTCAATGAATTCAACACAGTACTTAATCCATTCATTCCAATCTCCACGCTTTTCAACCGGTGGAAATTCAGCACCAACAATGAATACAGGCCGAACCACTCTACCACCATCGGTTTCAATAATAATCATATTCATCAACGTTTGCCAAGCAATAGAAGTGTGTGGATGAAGTCGCAGTGTTCTCTTTGCGTTTCTCAATTTTTCAACCAACACATTCGGCTGATTCGTGTATCCCATAATCACACCATTCAATGAGATGGCAGTTCCTGAATAGACCTTCGCAGCCTTAATCCATTCAATATCATTGAAGTCCTGTAAGAAATGTAACACTGTATTGGATGGAATATTCTGTGTAACACTTGTTAGCATCGCCATATTCTTCACAATACCAACCGAATGACCTTCTGGAGTCTCAACAGGACACATAAATCCCCAAGAGGTTCCGTGTAACTTACGAGGTGCCAACAACTTACCCGACTTTTCAACCGGTGTCTGGATTCTGCGCAAATGACTGACTGTGGAAGTATAGGACATTCTTGCCAACACTTGTGAAACGCCAACCTTGGTAGCGTTAGAAAGCGAGGTAGAATTGGATGTTCCCAATCCCTGCACTGTGAAGTTTCCAGTTGCCAACGCTTGTTTGAGTTTGCCTTCAATGGTTGAGAGTTTGAGAATCTTGTACAGATTGTTGATATTCAGAATATCCATTGGTCTTGGTGTTCCCTTCTTCCAGTTGTCATTGTTGACCTCCTGAACGAATTCATTGCGAGTATCGTTACAGACCTTCTGAAAGAGTTGACGGAATAGATGCATTAAGAGAGACCCAGTTGTAACTACTCGTTTATTCGGATACGCATCACGGTCATCCATTGGAATCTGTTTGCATGATGTAAGAACCAAACGACGAATCATAGACCCCATCAGAATAGCCTTTCGAGCAGCAAGAACAGACGGTTCAGCATTCTCTCCTGCGAATCTTACATGTGGTAACAATTCAGAGTTCAATAGATTGCGGACATAGGCACATTTGTCCTCTTGATTTGTGCTGTATTGCAACTGTCCTGTGAGATATTGAACTGCATCCTCTTGTGTGAAGATATTCATCTCAGAAGCATCTCGGAAGGAAGCAGCCAACATTTCTACATGTGGATCATCGGATGATCCCCAAATCAATTTAGCAACCTCTTTATCAGTTGTTATACCCAATGCTCGGAAGAATATCATCAATGGAATGTCTTCTCGGAAACGAGGAACACAGGCCAACAACGGATATCCATATCCATTGAATTTGCAGGACATACGAATCTCCAATTTCTTGGGAGGCATCGTAAAGGATTCGTGGAGAGACTTGAGTTCCACAGAATAGGTATACTTGGTCTTTGCAGCCGACTTCTTGGCTTGAAAGATCATAATACGATTATCGGCAACCTTCTCTTGACACAGGATTGTTCTTTCAGTTCCGTGAATGATGAAGTATCCCATTGGATCATACGGACACTCTCCATACTCTTCTGGTTTGAGTGGATAGTCTTTCAGCAAGCAGAGAGATGACCCAAGCATAACTGGAAGTTTTCCAAGAGAGATACCTTCAAAGACACGAGATTCTTCATCATAGGATTCCAAGCGGTCACCTTTGTAGGTTCTTGCAATGAACCGAACATCGGCATGCATTTGAGAGGCATAGGTAAAGTTACGAACACGGGCTTCCATTGGCAACATTGGTTTGACACGGCCAGTGGCTTCTTGAATACGAGGTTTGGTGTAGGTTACATTTTCAAATGAGAGTTTGAATTCGTATTTGTATTTCTTGAGTGTTTCATCTTGTTCGTGCCATACAGTTATCGGTGGAGTTGATTGAACTATGAGAGGGATTTTGTTACGAATGAAATCTTCAAAGGAATCAATTTGATGGTCTACTAATCTGCGGACACCATTTGCGAAATATGCTTTTACGGCTTCCCACTCCATAGTGTATATGTGATGTCTGTCCTGTTAAAATAAGTTTATTCGTTTTTTAACAATAGGTATGTCCAAGAAAATCACCATCCAGAAAATTGGAGACACTGCCCCACCAGTTCCTATTTCTGCTCCAGCTCCAGCTCCAGCCCCTATGCCTGCTGCTGCCCGAAAGAGACGGACAATGAGAACCTTTCCCAAAGGCATTTTGAAGGGCACCATCAAGGGTGTAAAAGATCCTGCACGGCCACCACCACTTAAAAAATCAGGTATTCGTGGAACCCTGCGAATTATGACTGAGAAGGGAATGGAACAGAAACGCCGTAACATCAAGAAGACGGTCAAGAATATGCCTGACCGCAAGGTGAAAGAGGAACTCAAGAAAGCAGGAATGCCAGTGAGTGAAAAGACGCCACCTCATATCGCCAAGGAGATTCTTGAGGGCGGTATGGAAGCTGGGATGATTGTGTTAAAGTAATATAATGACAGCCGTATGGGGCCCAATGGGTTGGATGACCCTCCATTCTATGGCATCTCTCTATCCAGAAATGCCAACAATCGCAGAAAGACAACTCATGAGTAGTTGGTTAGATATGTTTCGTGATACCATCACGTGTCCTCACTGTAAGGACCATTTTACAGATTTATTAGCATCCTATCGTGCTAGGTTCCCAAGTATGCTGAATTCTAAAAAAGATTTCATGTTATTCACATTTCGGGCACACAATGCTGTGAATGCTAGGTTACATAAACCTATTTATAAAACAGTCCAGGAATGCATGGATGTTCTTAGAAACAATGTAAAAAATAGAACAGCATCAAATTTTAGACAATCATACATAAATCATATTCGTAAATTCTGGAGAACAATGCAGGATATATCCGGTATCACATCTACTAAAAAGATTATTGAAATGACAAAAATTGAATTAGACTATGCTACTCCTCGTAGCAATGAATTTACTGTAGAAATTCCTGAAGAATATACTGTATTGCCATCTGGATTTCTTAGAGAACCTGGAGAACCGCCTATGGCAATTTCATATCCAAGAGTTATTCCAACAGGCGGCGGAATGCGAATGACTCCACAAGGATTACGCTTCCGTAGGTAAGAATACCACTGTTGTAGGTTCAAACGCAGGATTCCAAGGCAGAGAAATGAAAGGATCACATTCCCATTTGTAATGTCTCATCCACATATGACGCATATCAAAACCGTGTTCGTCATAGAGTTCATCTGGAAACTTACACTCCATTCCCAGCGACTTTTCAGGCAATATAAACTCCAGTTGTTGTTGAATAGAATAGGGCGGTTCTTTATGCTCCCATTCTATCTCTGTCTTTTCAATTCGTGGATAGTTGATGATAGTTTTCATTAAAGGTGCTTCTGGATACGGATAATACCAACACCAATCCGGTGCTTCTGAGGTTGTGAAATACAGATAAGTCCACCAGAATGTTTTCCAGAAAGCAAAGGTCACTTTTTCCCAATTAAGAACACCATCCATTAGATGAAGCGCAACTCGCTCTTCCAATGCTTGTGCGTCAGGAGCAATAATGTGACTGTCTTTGTCCTTTCGTCTTTTTAGCAATATCTTCTCCTCATCTTTCGCAGCATATTGTAACTTGCCCTGTTGTAGATAATGAAGTGCTCTGGCGTATCCATCCTCTCTTAAAGAGAATATGGCAATCGGTGGCATAAAGTCGTTTCCAAAGCAGTAGATACACATCTGAATATACTCATCCACATTCTGAACTGGAAGGCATTGTGCAAATGCATCAATAGAGATAGCACAGAATCCATCGTCTTCTCTTTCTCTCAAAATCTCCATATTTCCAAGCGACCTCTGTGCCAAGGCAATGAGAACCAAATCAGCATCCAATCCATAGACACACATTC